CTGAGTGTAAAAAAGCTGAAGAAGGAAATCAAAGCATTAGCGGTAATTGCTAACGGCATAGAGGATGAAAGAACCTACAGCATAGGTCAGTATTTTACTTTTGGAGATTCAACGAATATGCTTTGCGCGGTTGGAGAATCTAAGGTGGCTATGATGAGCCTTGATAGTTATTGCGTATGGTCAAAACCAGTAAAAGTAAAAGACATTAGATTTATAACTGAAAAAGAATTTCAAAAAATAACAGGTGGTTTTAATTGCACGCTAATAGACTAAACAAAAAAACACTAATAAATTTATAACTAAATTTGACATTATGAAAGAACAACAATTTAACGAAATGAACAGAGTAATGGACTTAGTTAACAAAAGGCTTACCAAAGCGGTTGCAACATTTGTAACGATTGTAATCATCGCTGCAATAGGTTCAATACTGTTTACCAGCTGCAAGAAGAAAGGACCGGAGAAATGCTATGATTGTACTTATTACTATCATTACAAACACGGATTTAACATTGAAACGGTTGATCTGGAGACTAAACTAGAATGCGGAGACAAGGCAATAGAAAGAATAGTCGATAGTCCTGAGTATGGTACGTTCATAGTAAACGGTACACCAATAGAAGCAAAAAGAACGCTTCATAAAAGATGCAAGTAATGGGAGCAACAAAAGGCAACGAATGGTGGAGGCTAAGAAGCTCACACGGAAGAAATCCAAAGTTTGAAACACCAGAGCAACTATGGGAAGCCTCACTAGAATATTTCGAGGCTACGGATAAGCGGAAATGGGAGAAAGTAGAATTTCATGGAAAAGATGCTGAGAGGTGCATAGTAGACCAAACAACACCATACACGAAAACAGGGCTATATATCTTCCTTGATATTGTAGAGGGCACGTGGTTTAACTATAAAGAAAAGAAAGATTTTTTTGGGGTCATCACACGTGTAGAGGATGTTATTTACACTCAAAAACTTGAAGGTGCTTCAGTTGGAGCGTTCAATGCGAGCATAATAGCTAGGGATTTAGGACTAAAAGATAATTCCGAAATAACTATTAGCAAGCCTGCACCTATTTTTGGTGATGATAGTCTGTAATGAAGTACACCTACGACTATAAGCCTACTGTAGCGCTTAAAAAGATTTCCAAATTAGTCAAGTCAGTTGATGATTTAGCGATCATTCAAGGCGGTGGAGGTGCTGGAAAGACAATAGGCATTGAGATGCTTATTATTGACTGGTTTAACCAGAATCCTAATAAAGAAATAACTATTTGCTCCTTCGAGCGGACTAAGTTAATGGATACCGCATTTGATGATTTTAAGAAAATATTAATTGATTACGGACTTTGGTACAGTGGAAGGTGGAATGAAAATAAATCAAGGTTTACGTTTAATCGCGGGGTTACTGGCTTTATTGAATTTATTGGTCTGGATAAAGCCGACATTGGAAAAGGTAGAAGGCGCGATTTAATCTATATCAATGAGGCTAATAAGATAACCCATGAAAAGTATGTAGATATTTCTTTAAGAGCCAAGAAAACAATCATTGATTTTAACAGTGATTCAGAATTTTGGGCGCATGATTATGTAACCAAAGAAAACTTCATTGCATTAACGTTTTTGGACAATGAATTTATTCCAGAAGAAGAAAAGAGAAATCTATTAAGCTACCTAGAGCGCGGTTTTTTTGATCAAAACAAAAAGGACCTATTCAGTACGGCCAACATCAAGAATAAATTCTTTGCTAATAAGTGGAAGGTTTACGGTCTGGGTATGACGGGAGGCGCAGAAGGACAAATATTTACCAATTGGAATAGAGGTAAATTCAACGACGAATTAGTATTCATGTACGGCCTTGATTGGGGCTGGACACACCCAATGGCAATAGTTAAAATTGCGGTTGATAGGGATAAGAAAATTATCTATGCAAAGCAAATGCTATACGGTACGAATATCGCAATGCCTGAAATCCTAACTTTTTGCGAGAATAATATTAAGCCAGATGATTTCATTGTTTGCGATAATGCCGAGCCTTTAAACATTGACCAGTTAAGAAGGGCCAACTTTAATGCGGTAAAATGCTACAAAAAAGGCGGAATAGTGCAGGGTTTGCGATGGCTCCAGGAGTATCTAATCGTTGTAGATGATAGCCCAGACCTAGAAAAAGAGCTGAATAGTTACGTTTGGAACGACAAACGCGCTGAGATACCAAAAGACGCAGATAACCATATCATTGATGCTTTACGTTATGCCTACACCCAATGGCATCTATGGAATATGTAGAGAATAATACTTTTTAACCGTAAAAAAGTACAATAATAATACTAATACTATCTAAAAAGTATTACTTTAGCAGTCTAAAACTTCAAGACAATGCCTAAAATATCATATTGGAAACTAACGAACATTGCAACAGGAATGCAAACGGAGGTGCGATCATTTAAACAAGCGTGTGAATTGGCTGGGATTAACTACAACTACGCGAAACAAACCAAAGGAAAAGGAGTTAACACCTATACATCAAAAGGTTTTGAATTAACTAAAAAAGAAATGTAATGATTTGAATATGAGTATGTGGGTGTGGCGCAACGGTAAACGCTATCTCACTCCAAGAGTAGTCGGTAGGTGCGAGTGACACGCAAAGACTTGTTGGTTCGACTCCAGCCACTCACATTACTTATATTTATTTTTAGATTCTTTTAAATTAACTAAAAAACAAATGTAAATTATGAAATCATACACACTAAAAGACGTTAAAACTAAATGGACTTCTAACTCAAAAAAATGCATCGAATGTAATGAGGGAAGTCTTATAAAAACAAGATCAGAAAATAATGGTTGGGTTGATATTTTTAACTGCGATAAATGTAGTTTAGAATATAAATTTACACATTCGGATATGGGGCAAACAAAATTCTCACTAACTTCTAATGCTAAATAACTTAGTCTTAATCAAATTTATTCCATATCATAACTGAAATAACTATTACATTTTTTTTGGTTAATTTTGCCAAAACTGTTTAATATGGCGTTTAATGATATCGGTAGAGAGTTAAGAAGGCAAACGGCATCATTTACGGATGAGTTCTTTAAGATAGGCTCAAGCCTAAACAGTAACGCCATCAGCGATGAGGACGCTATTAAGAACGGTTATTTGTGTTCCGCAGTTGTTTACACCATCATCAAACGAATTAGCACGGGAGTATCTACGTTACCCGTTGAACTATACGACAAAGCAACAGGTGAAGAAATCACTTCGGGCGAGGCTTACGACTTTGTATTTACACCAAATAAAGATCAATCCTTCATTGAATTTTGGGAGCAGCTAACCACTTTTTACGCGTTAACTGGTGAATGCTATATTTACAACGACGTTAATAGTATTGGCTTTATGGGTGGCCGGCAGTTAGTTTTACCTCCTCAATCAATGGAGATAAAGACAACCAGCCAGAGCATAATTAGCGAGATTTCAAGCTACCATTTCAACGATGGGATAGCAAGTAAGCCACTACTTCCAGATTCAGTGATGCACGTGGCAATGAATAACCCATCAATTGACGGTTTGCAAACGCGCAACGGATTAAGCCCACTTCAAGCAGCACAAAATCTATTAAATGCATCCAATAATATCGAAGTTGCCCTAAGCGAATACTTTGAAAATAGAGGTGTTTCCGCTTTAGTAAGTGGAGGCGGTTCAGACGGTCAAAGCCTTAAACCAAGTGACCAATCATTTCTCCAAAAGGCATTGAATCGGGTAATAGGTGGAGCGCATAAATCAAACAGAATGCACGTTATTAGCTCTCCAGTTAACGTTCAGCAGCTTAACGCATCATCAACCGATATGCAGACAATTGAAAATAAAACTCAATTGATCCGCGAACTTTCCGCAATATGGGGTTTTCCTTCAGTACTTGTTAATGACAACGCAAGCGCAACGTATAACAACATCAAAGAAGCAAAGAAAGAAGCAGCTACAGAGGTATTTATTCCAATGTTCAGCAAGATAGCCAGTTCATACGATAGGCAATTTTTATCGAAGTTTGGTAATTTCGGGCTAAGAGTAAACAAGTCGGAAATTGAAGCGCTTAATCCAAGTCCAACGGAACGACGAAAGGAAGCCAGAGAAGACGTTAAGGAAGGTATAATTACACCTAATGAAGCTAGGCTTGAAATCGGATTAGAAGAAATAGCGACCACAGAAATGAACACCGCAACAAGGGGGAGAAGCAATGCAAGACAAAGTTAAGATAGACAAAGACAAGCTGGAGAAGTTGAAAACAGCTAAAAAGAAAGCGTTAGAGAATAACAAAATCATTCGGAAATGAAAAAGAATCTAAAAGAATTAGTCATAAATAAAGCGGAGTTGATGCGCCTAAAGAAAGCCCAATTAAAAAAGGCTGATGTTGTTGATTTCGATAGCACTAAACAAATAACAACTAAAGCCGATGGTTCTAACAACGATACAGCAACCGAAATTTATCGAACAATTGTCGGTAACACCTACGGATTCATGGATTCGCACGACGACGTTCACATCAAAGGAATATTTTCAAAATCAATCAAGGAGAACGGAACCAGAGTTTTGCATTTACACGACCACGTACACGAATTAGCTGCGAAAGTTGGAAGCCCTGTAAGAGTGTATGAAAAAGAAGTCCAGTGGTCTGATGTTGGTTTAAAAGTGGCTGGTTCAGCTACAGCGTTATTAATGGACACTAAAATAGAGAAAGAAAGAAACGCTAATATCTTCAAAGATTATTTGAATGGGGAGATAGACCAACATTCTGTAGGGATGCAATATGTGAAGCTAGAACTTTGTGTAAATGATTCAGAAGAAAAAGAAGAGTTTGCCAATTGGGAGCGTTACAAGGGTGACGTAATCAACATTGAAAAGGCAGAAGGACAAGGATATTTTTGGGCGGTGTTAGAAGCCAAACTAATTGAGATAAGCTGCGTAATTCAAGGTTCAAACGAATTAACACCAACACTAGAGAATAAAAAATTAGACTTTGAGTCTATCAACATATTAAGCGAATTAGTGAAAAGCAATCCATCAAAGGAAAACTTTTTGCATTTTTGTAACCAAGTTAAAGCACTTCAAGAAGGTGAAGCCGTCGATAAGACACTTCCAAAGGTCGAGAAGCCGCAGGGAGAATTAAATAAAACATTACTATCATTATTAAAAAATTAAGATGAAAAAGACATTAAAAGAGTTTCTTGAATCCAAAGAGATCAAGGACATTTCAAAAGATTTTGACGGTGCTACAACTGAAGAAATGCATTCGTATTATGTTGCAAAATTAGAATTTGAGCAACTAGAATTAAAAGCAAGATTAGAAATACTGGAAAACGGAAATACAGAAGAAGTTGAAAAAGCAAAAATAGAAATTGCTACTTGCAAAGAAGCTATTAAACTTCAAGGCACTACTTTGAAGGCTATCCAAACAGGACAGTTAAGCGGTGCTACTGTTAACGGATTGGAAAATTCAATAGATAAGGCTTTAAAAGCTAATCTTGAAAATTTTACAAAAAGTAAAACAGAAAGAAATCACGATTTTAGCTTTACCATTGATAAGGTTGTAGATATGACCTTCGGAAATAGTTTGTCTGGTGGAAATATGCCACAAGCACAAAGACTAGAAGGAATTAACGATATTGCTGAGAGAGTTACAGTAACTTACCCATCAATCACAAAGTTGACTACTGACCGTAATACTATCGAATGGGTTTACGAAACAGCTCAAGACGGTACAATTGCAGGCACAGCAGAAGGCGCAACAAAAGATCAAATTGATAATACTTTTGTAGTTGCTTCAGTTTCATTAGAAAAAACTGCCGCCTTCTTCAAAGTATCTACTGAGATGTTGGATGATGTTAGCTTCATGGCTGGATGGTTAAGAAATAAACTAATCGTAAGATTGTTACTTTCTGTAGACAACCAATGTTTAAATGGTGACGGAACAGGCAACACAGTTAACGGTTTAATGAACCAAGCTATTGCATTTAATCCAGGAACATTTGCAACAGGTCAAGCAAATGCAGTCGAAAACGCTAATGCAGTTGATGTTTTAGTGGTAGCGATGAACCAGATTAAACTTCTAAATCAAGGAGTATCTAATTTAACTATTCAAATGAACCCTACTAACGTAGCAGCTTTGAAAGTGATTAAAGTTTTAGCTTCTGATTCTGACAACAGATATGTTACAAGATTGTTGCAAGTTGGCGCAACTCTAATGTTAGATGGTGTTCCAATTTTAGAAAACAGCAACATGGCAATAGGGAGTTATTTAGTTTATGACGCTTCAAAAGCAACGATAGTAGAAAAGAGTTCTATTATGGTAGAAGTTGGTCTAGACGGTAACGATTTCACTAAGAACATGAGAACTATCCTAGCTGAGTGGAGAGGTCAATTGTTTATTCAAAACAATGATTTGAACGCTTTTGTAACAGGTGTTTTTGCAACTGATGCAGCAGCTATAGAAAAAGCATAATCTAAACCAGATTATTAGAAAGCCCTGCCATTAATTTGGTGGGGCTTTTTTTATTTAACTTTGTTTAAAATTAGAGCTATGATAGTTATAGGAAAGAAAGTAAAAGAAGGAAAGACACAGCATTTAATGATAGGTGTAGAATATAAAGTTACGGAAGAAGTTGGAAAACTCATTATTAGCAACGGCCAAGCAGAATTAAAAGGAGCTAAAAAACCAGAGGCAAAAAAGAAAACTAAATAGTTAACTTTGAGCAATGAAAGAAAAGCTAATAGTTCGATTTTTAAAGCCATATCAAAACAAAGAGAAAAAGTTTAAAATTGGCTCAGAGTTAGATTTAGTAAAGAACGCTCAAAGCCCATTTACAGCACGACTTGCAGCAAATAACATGGTCAGAAATGGCACGGCAATAATTATAGAATAATGGCAACGATATTAAGTACAACAGATTTTGCAGGAGGTATAACAGCAATTTCTTCAAACCAGTACACAGATGAATATTTAGCGTTATACATAACCGAAAAGCTAGAAGACCAAAATATTAGGTTGATTCTAGGTACAACATTGGGCGATGCATTTATAGCTGATTTAACAGGCACTCCACGAGTACCAGCAACAGCAAAGTATTTATTAATATTCAATGAGTTAGGCTTTTCAATATCGACTGAGCCGTATTACACAACAGGAATAAAGGATATTCTTAAGAAAATAGTTTTTATTGGATTTACAACTGATCAAGAAACTTTCAATAGTGGTTCGGGAAATGTCAATATTTCGCAGGAGGCCGCAACTTCTGATAGGTTGATCACTAAAAACGGAATATTAACTAACAGAAACTACGAGAGTATTACCAATTTGCAAAATTATGTAATGGAAAATCCTGTAGATTATCCAGATTTTAAAGGTTACATTCCAGACTTATATTCGCCTTTATGATTTTAGTTGAAAATGTTTTAAATGATATTGTTGGAGCGTTAAATCTTCAAGTAGATATTTATACCATAATCACAGAAGATGATAACAAATACAAATGTTATGCTCTTAAAACGCACTGGATAAATACAGGTACACGGCTAACCATTGACGGCAACCAATACAAGGTAACAGCGTTTGAAATTGACAAATACTTCACGGTCCAAGAAATAGCAAAACAAGCACTTTCTCCAACCATAGGAAAAAAAGACCTACCAAATCCTTATTTTGTAGCAGGATCACTTACCCAAACAAATTTTGAGCTAGTGTTAAAGGCAAAATCAAACGGAAACACAGCTTCATGGTTTCCAATTGTATGGTTTTTCAACAAGCAAACAAGGTCAAGAAGTGCAGATGTAGATACTGTAATTGATTCGGATGGATCGGTAAGGTTGTTTTTCCTTAATTCTGATAAATACGGAGATTATTTAAGCGACAAAAGACGCACCGAAATAATACAACCGATGTTGTCTCTGGCAGAATCTACCTACAAGGCAATTAAAAAAAGCCCTAAAACGGGTTTGATTGGAACCAGTGACTTTATATCACATGAGAAATTTATAGTCGGTGGAGACACGCTATCCAAAACAGACGAAACGAATATTTTAGCGGTTGGTATGTTGTCGGGTGTTGAATCGGTTATTGACGTGCCAATAAAGAAAAGCCTACTATGTGCGGAACAAGAAAACGTAACACCAAGCGGTGCGGCTTTCAGCTCTGGATTTAATGTTGGTTTCGATATTGACTAAAATTTATTTATTTTTGTGTTAAATTTAAAATTATAAAATTATGGCATCATCATGTGATTGCAACGTAACATTATCAAATACAGGCACTCCAGGGTGTATGCCTATTCAAGACGTTGCGAAACGGCTGATTTTGGTTCCTATGTTTGATTCTAGTAACGATGCTAATAGAATACCAGTAGGAACAATTCCTGCTGATTCGGCTATCAGAGCTTTGATTAATCAAGCTGACGATAAGAAAAGGTTTTACCCATTACCTGAAATGGAAAATGTGACTAATGAAAGAGGTGACCCTATTTCTGAGGATTTCCCAAGTGGAAAAAATGTAAAGATTCGTAACGGTGTAAAAACTTTTACTGGTCAGATGCTAAGTTTGGGCGGCGATTACGCTAAACAAATTGAAGGATTTGGTTGTTCAAATATGGGCGCTTACATTGTTGATTCACAAGGTAACTTAATCGGTGACGGTTCAAACCCTGCTTATTTAGCTCCACTTTCAATAGACCAAGAAACTTGGGATGTTCGGACTATGGACACAACAGATACAACAATTGCGAAAATTCAATTGGGCTTCCAATGGAGCATTTCTGTTAAGGATTCAGACGTTAGAATGCTTTTAGCTTCTGATTTTTTAACCGATGTGGACTGGTTGGCTTATGATGGTTTACTAGATTTATCTGGTACACTTACTGAAACAGCAACTACAACAGTTGCAGTAATGAAAATTACTAACGGTTTCGGTTCTTTAGCTAATCCAGGAATTGCATCGGGTTTGGTTAAGGATGATTTTGTTTTAACTGAAATTTCACCTACTGCAGGAGCTATTACGATTTCATCAGTACTTGAAAGTCCAAAAGGAACTTATACTATTACATATCCAACGGCAACACCAGGAGACGAATTAGAACTGTCTATTGCACCTGCAACATTGGGTTTTGATGACACAGCATTAAAAGCGGTAGTAATTACTTTCTAATGATTAAATACTACCCAAACGTAAGTATTGCAAATGATGCTTTTGCACCTACAGTAGTAGGAAAAAAGGCTTTCATTTCGCTATTAGTTGGCGGTGGTGTAAGAGGTGACTTCAATCGGCTTTGGTCAGAGTATAAAGACCAGTATCCAAAGAAGAAAAAGAAATCTCTTAAATAGATATTCTTACACAAATTAAAAAGCCTCGTTAATTCGGGGTTTTTTTTTGCCTTACATTTGAAGAATGTTTGAACTACTGAAATTAGCAAAGAATATAATCAAAACCGACGTTGAAAAGGTTTTTGTCCTAACCTTCAAAAAGAAGCCGTTAAAGGATTTGGTAATTAGCTTAAACCTAGACCAATTAAGAGCTGGGAAAGCGGCAAACAACCGAATAATGCCCCCATACTCTAAAAGGTCAATAATAAAATACAAGAAAAAGCCCGGACCATGGCGTTTATTCGATAAGGGTGATTTGTACAAGTCATTTAAAGTGTTGTCCGTTACTGAAGATTACATTTTAGAATTTGGCGATTTAGTAAAAGAGCCAACGAAGCCAGGAGAAAGCGGAGCAGATTTCGAAAAACTACTTCCAACATGGGAGGTTTTAGGATTGGATGATGACAGTTTCGACGAATTAATTAAAGAAGCCATACCAATAATGCAACAAACAATATTAAACGAATGGCAAAAGTAAAGTACTACGATTCAATTGATGATTTACCATGTTTGAAATATCATCAAGTTACTGAAAATTCTGATCTTAAATACTTGACTATTGAAGGGGAGCCAACAGATGCAGAATTATTTAACGCTTGGGAGCTAATCACTGACCAAGTAATTGAGCAACATTTAAAGAATCCGGAGTATATCGAAGGCTTAAAGAAGGAACAGCGTTATTTAATCAAGCAAATCAACGCTGAAGTGGGCAATAGTTTAGCGGCCAAACTAATTGCAGAAAATGAAAAGGATTTATTGGAGCAAAAGCTAGACGCAAATACTGATTTCTTTGAGATAATTAGCATCATGAGCCAAAACCTTTACCCGTGCAACCCAAACGAATTAAGCACCAGAATGTATCTAACCAATTTGAGTAGGTTAACGAAGCAAAACAAGACACAAAACAAGGCACAGAAATAATTAACTTTGTAGTATGGCTAAGAAAATTATAAAAAGGGCTGATTTAGTAGCCGCAAACGCGATAACAAGCGTTACAGATGAAGCGAAGAAGCTAGTCACGGAATTAGAAAAGATACTTCAATCACAAAAAGACATATTAAAAAGCAATGCTTTCAAAACGTCCGACGATGTTAAGAGGCATAAAAAAGTCACTGCAGACGTAAACGTCACAACCAAAGCACTACTTTCAACTCGTAAAAAATTAGAGCAATCGAGAACCAAAGAAAACCAAGAATTAACACAATCAAAAATAAAGCTACAAGAGCAGAACAAATTAAATAAAACATTAGCCAGAGAGAAATTAGGCTTAATAAGCGCATACGAAAAAGAATCGCGAACATTAAACGACCTAAGAAAAAAGTATAAAAATGTAGCTCTTTCAATGGGTGAAAACTCACAGCAAGCGCGAAAGTTAAAAGCTGAAGTTGTAAAACTTGATACTAAATTAAAGAAGGTTGATAAATCAGCAGGCCAGTTTCAACGAAATGTAGGTAATTATCCGAAAATATTTAGCGGAGCAGCAGCAGCAATGGGAGCCGCTTTTTTAAGTATCGGAGCAATTACAAGAGTATTCGGAGACGCAATAAGACGAACGCGCGAATTTGAGCAGTCAAACGCTAATCTAGCCTCTGTATTAGGAACGACTTCAGACAACATTAAAGAACTTACAACCGATGCAAAGCGCTTAGGCTCAGAAACATCCTTCAGCGCGTCGCAAGTGTCATTGTTGCAGACCGAATTTGCAAAATTAGGATTTAATAAGGCTGAAATTTTAAACGCTACAGAAGCAACACTAAGTTTAGCGGCTGCAACAGGTACAGATTTAAGCGAGGCAGCAGCAATTGCGGGCGCAACTATGGGCGGTTTCGGATTAGAAGCAAATCAAACCCAGCGAATTGTTGATGTAATGGCTAAATCATTTAGTATTTCAGCCTTAGACATGGAGAAGTTTAAAGAGTCCATGAAAGACGCAGCACCAGCAGCAAAAGCCGTAGGAGTAAGCGTAGAAACAACTACCGCTTTGCTTGGTACTCTTGCAAATGCTGGTATTAATGGCAGTAAAGCGGGTACAGCGTTAAAAGCTGGTTTCATTGAATTAAACGCAGCTGGGTTAGATTTAGATCAAGGACTTGAACAAATTGTAAATAGCAACGATAAACTTGCAACGGCAACCGCTTTAGTGGGTAAAAGAGCAGCAACATCATTTCTTGTTTTGGCTGATGGTGTTAAAACAACTAAAGAATTAGAAAAAGGATTAAATAATTCAGGTGGAGCAGCCAAAAAAATGGCAGATACTCAATTAGATACATTATCAGGAAGCATTAAAATACTCGATTCAGCTTGGGAAGGGTTAATTTTAGGACTACTTGAAGGAGATGGAGCGTTTAGCAGTCTTTCAAGGGGTATAGTAGAAGCAGCAACTTCAATGCTATCGTTTTTCACAAATACAGAATTAGCATCTGATGCAATGAGAGATGAGCAAGTTGCTATTCAAAATACTTTAGTCCAAATAACAGAAAGCAATTTAAAAAGCGAGGATAGGATTAAACTTATCCAAGAATTAAAAGAAAAATATCCAGATTATTTAAAATCTATTGATGCCGATAAAGTTTCAAATGAAGAATTATCAATTGCAATAAAAGATGTTAATGCTGGCTTGATTAATAAAATAATACTTCAAGAAGAAGACGAAAAGATAGCAGAAAAACAAGCGAGCATAATCGAAAAGGGATTAGCGTTCAGAAGACAAGAGATGGTTGTAAGGGAACAATTAGTATCTGTAGCAAAACAACACGGTTTAGAAATTTTAAAGGAAGGAGAGTTAATAGATAAATCTATTGATTTACAAAAACAACTAGAAACTGTAACTAACGACAAAGGGCAGGGATTTAACGAACAAAGAAAGACAGTAAGATTAGAAATGGCTGCATTGATAAGGGCGCAAAATGAATTTAATGAAGCTGAATTTGAAGGTAATAATTTGGTAAATGCTAGAGATCAATTAGCCAGAAGGCTAGGATTAGATACAGAAACCCCAGCATCAATTGAAGCTGAAGATATTGAAGAAGATGCAGAAAAAGCAGCCAAAGCAGCAGCAGCAAGAAAAGCCAAAGAAGCCGAAGCAGCAAAAAAAGCAGCAAAAGAAATTGGTAAAATAAACCTTAAAGAAGAAGATGAACAAGATGACGCTTTAAGCATTGAATTTGATATTGACTCAAAAGCAATGCTAAAACAAGACGCTGATTATCGTGCATGGCTAAAAAAACAAGAAGAAGAAAGCGCTGCTTCACTTGAAAAAATGAAAGCCAATAAAGAAAAAATCAGAAATCAGGAAATATTAGATGATGAAGCCGCGTTAAAAGCTAAACTCGCAAAAGAAGAGGAGATGAGGCTCGCAAACATTGACACAATCACGGGCAGTATTAATACAATTGGCGAGGCAATGAACAGCGCATCATCTGACAGAATTAAACAACTAGACGAAGATACTAGGCAAAATGATAAGGCATTAGAAACCCAAGAGCGTAGAGCAGAACAAGGACTAAAAAACAACGCAGCAGCATTAAGAGCAGAACAAGACAAACTAAAAGCAAGTAAAAAACGAGAGCAAGAAGAACAGGTAAGAAACAATAAAATATTGGCTTATATCAATTTGGCTTCTGAATACGCCAAAGACGATGCGAATACAGCACCATTTAAAGCACTGGCAACAATTGGAACAATGGAGGCAATCACAGCCTTATTTGAAGAAGGAACGGACAAAGGAGTAGAGGCCGATATGTCAGGCAGCAAAGTAAGAAATACTGGTAAAGATGACTACTTAGGCCGAACCAAAAGCGGTAAAGCGTTTCTATTTGATGGACGTGAGAAAATAATGGGTATTCAACATTCCGCAGCGTTAA